CTGCCCCTACAGGAATCTTCCAGGGTGATGCTAATACTAAGTTACTACTTCACTTTGAAGGTGCTGACACTCAAACATACATTGAGGATTGGTCTGGTGGTGAGTCGTTTACAGACAACGAAGACTTCAACAATGATGCCATTCTCAAGAACTGGAATGAAAATTCCGCAAATCTTCCTGCTGGATTCGCAGGTAAGTCACAACGATATTATGATGCTGCCAACTTAATCGAATCTAATAAAGAATTCGTTGCTAAGGAAGCAGTTTACTTACTGACTCAACAGTATCCATCACTCGTAATTCCTGGTGGTAACGTAAATTGTGAAGATGATGTTCGCGATATCCTTACTGCTTTGAT